AGCAGAAGAACCAGCAGATGCAGCAGGACCCACTCATCCAGTTGCAGCAGCAAGAACTCCAGCTTAAAGCCCAAGAGCAGCAACGCAAGGCGGCTAAAGATCAGGCGGATGTCATGCTCAAGCAGGCGCAGTTGCAGATTGAGCGTGAGCGGATCAATGCGCAGCAGGAGACTGAGGGCGTGAAGATCGCTATGAAGGCGCAAGCTGACAAACAGCAGCGTGACCACACGCACGAGCAGGCTGGCTTCACAACCGGCATGGACATGCAGAAGCACCAGATGATGCTCAATACGCAGAAAGAGATCGCCCGTATGCAGGCTGAGAGCCGGGCAAAACAGCAACAGAAACCAAAGAAAGGTGACTGATGTACCAAATTAAACAAGCGCTGGAGGCGATAGTCCAGCAGATTGACCAGAAGGTCAAACAAATTGAGGAGAACTTGGGAGCCAAATCTGCCAAGGACTACTCTGACTACTGCGAGCAATGTGGGGTTATTACAGGTCTACTCACAGCACGTAGAAACATCACAGACCTGACAAAAAACATGGAGAACTCGGATGAGTGAAACACCAACGTTGGATTTGAGTCAAGCAGTCGATCTATCGGCCTTGATGCATAAGAAAGCAGAGGAAAAAGCGAAGCAGTTACCCAAACCATCGGGCTATCGGATTCTTTGCGCTATCCCAGAGGCGGATGCAAAGTATGAGGACAGCGAGGTTGGTTTGATCAAAGCAGATGAAACCATGCGCAACGAAGAGACGCTCACAACCGTCTTGTTCGTCGTAGAGCTTGGCCCAGACTGTTACAAAGATACAACAAAGTTCCCTACAGGACCTTGGTGTAAAAAAGGCGACTTCATCTTGGTCCGGCCCTACGCTGGCTCACGATTGGTCATCCACGGTAGAGAGTTCCGCATCATCAACGACGATACCGTAGAAGGTATTGTTGACGACCCACGCGGCATCAAACGCAAATAAGGAGCGCACATGCCTAAGTTTAGCGATAGTTATAAGTTCCCCGACGAGCAAGATGACAAGGCTAAAGCCGAAGACACTCTTGATATCTCGATTGAGGAAGATGACGCAGAGATCAAAATCGACGTTAAAGATGACACACCTGCTGAAGATCGGTTCGTAGAACCTCTTCCGAACAGTATCAAAGAGGACTTGGAGAAAGCCGACGACTCTGAAGATTACTCCCATAACGTGAAGCTCAAATTCAAGCAGTACAAGAAGGCTTGGCACGACGAGCGTAGGGAGAAAGAGGCTGCACTGCGTGAGCAACAGGAGGCTTTGGCCGTTGCCCAGCGTATTCTCGACGAGAACCGCAAGCTCAAGAGCGTATTGCAGTCAGGCGAAAAAGAGCTTATTTCCACATATCAGACTAGCGCTGAGATGGAGGTAGATAAGGCTAGCCGCAACTACAAGGAAGCCTACGATTCAGGCGATTCCGACAAACTACTTGAAGCTCAGCAGGAGATGATCCGTGCTCAGCTTAAGCTTGATAAAGCAAAAAATTTCAAGCCTACTGTACAAAACGAAGAAAATGATGTACAACTCACCCCACAGAGGCCTCAAAACCCTCAGATGGACCCGAAAGTTGCGTCATGGGTGTCAAAAAACCCGTGGTTCGTTGATCAAAATAAACGATCTATGCGCAGATATGCTGAAGGCGTCCACGAGGATTTGGAGGCTAGATATGGTCGAGGTTTCGTCGGTACAGATGAGTACTATGAAGCGATAGACAAAGAAGTTCAACGCCGATTCCCAGAAGAATTTGCTAGCGCTTCTACTAACGATGAGGACGAAAAACCTCAGCGTACAAAACCAAGCACGGTGGTCGCACCAGCGAAACGGAGCACCGCTCCTAAAAAAGTGGTTCTTTCTAAGACGCAGGTGGGCTTGGCAAAGAAATTTGGATTAACCAACGAGCAATATGCTCGTGAACTCATGAAATTGGAGGCCTAAAATGGCTGAAAGCAGATTACAACGCGAGATTACAAGTAGAACTTCTCAAGAGCGCCCCAAGCAGTGGCAGCAGGCGGAACTTCTACCGGAACCCGATAAGGCTCCGGGCTTTGCGTACAGATGGATTCGGGTTTCTACTTTGAATGCTGCTGATCCTCGTAACCTCTCCGCCAAATTGCGCGAAGGTTGGGAGGTGGTGAGTGTTGAAGAGCAGCCCAAATTTAAACTGCTAGTCGATCCCAATAGCCGTTTCAAAGACAGCATTGAGATTGGCGGATTGTTACTTTGCAAGACTCCTTCTGAGTTTGTCGCACAGCGGACGAAGCATTTCACCGACATGACGCGAGCACAGGAAGAGGCTGTGGATAACAATTTGATGCGTCAAAGCGATGCGCGGATGCCGATCTTCAATGAGCGGAAATCTTCGACGAGCTTTGGCAAAGGCACTTAAATCTTTATAGGAGTCTTAAATGGCTTATCCCGTTATTGCGGCCCCTTACGGCCTAAAGCCGATCAATCTGATCGGTGGTCAAGTATTCGCAGGTTCCACCCGTGAATACTCGATCCCTTACGCTTACGCAACCGATATTTGCTATGGTGACATCGTTGGATTGTCCCGTGGTAACCTCGCGCGTTTGTCCGTGTCTACCGGTACTGTAGGTACTGTAGCCGGTGTGTTCTTGGGTTGCTCGTTTACGAGCCCCGTCACTAAGCAAAAGCAATTCTCGCAGTTCTGGCCAGCCGGTACTACTGCGGGTGATGCGGTTGCTATCGTTTGTGATGATCCAGATACAGTCTTTAAAGCTGTGATCTGCTCGTCCGGCACCACCGTTGCGTCTGGCGCTCGCGCCATGATCGGTCAAAACTTGGCCATGATCAACAACAGCGGCAATTTGAACTCCGGTGACTCGCTCAATGCGCTGTTGGCTCCGACCGACACCCCAGCGACGACTGATGCTCTGCCTATCCGTGTACTCGGTTTGGTTCCTGATACTGTTGTTTCGCTTGGCACTGCCACGTACTCCAGTATTTCGACCGCTACCGTTACCTGCTCGGCTCTGCCTTTCGCTCTGCCCGTTGGTACCGATGTGGGTTCGTTGGCCGCTAACGGTCAATACATCCCCTCTGGCTCCTTTGTAGATACCGCTGCCGCTGCTGGTGCAACTTCGTTCATTCTGAACCAAGCCCCTGTTGCCGCATTTGCCGCAAGCTCTACACTGGTGTTCAACCAATTCCCAGAACTTCTGGTTAAGTTGAACTTTGGCCAGCACGAATATTACGCAGCAACCGCTACGGCCTAATAAGGAGCTAAATCATGGCTATTTCACGCGCACAACTACTCAAAGAACTGCTCCCCGGTCTGAACGCTTTGTTCGGTTTGGAGTATGCACGTTACGGCGAAGAGCACAAAGAAATCTACGAAACCGAGACTTCTGAGCGTTCATTCGAAGAAGAGACCAAACTGTCTGGCTTCTCTGCTGCACCTGTTAAGAACGAAGGCTCTGCCATCGCTTATGACAACGCACAAGAAGCATGGACTGCTCGCTACAACCACGAAACCATTGCTTTGGGCTTCAGCTTGACTGAAGAAGCTATCGAAGACAACTTGTATGACTCGTTGTCCGCTCGTTACACCAAAGGTCTGGCTCGTGCTATGGCCTACACCAAGCAGGTTAAAGCTGCTGCTGTGTTGAACAACGGCTTCTCCGCTGCCTACACTGGCGGTGACGGCGTCGCTCTGTTCTCCAGCGCACACCCGCTGGTCTCTGGTGGTACTAACAGCAACATCCCATCTACCCCTGCCGACTTGAACGAAACATCGTTGGAAAACGCTGTGATTCAGATCGCTGCTTGGACTGATGAACGTGGCCTGTTGATTGCTGCTAAACCCAAGAAATTGATCGTTCCTTCTGCGCTGCAGTTCACGGCAACTCGTTTGCTGGAAACTGAACTCCGCGTCAGCACTGCTGACAACGACATCAACGCGTTGAAGAATAACGGTTCGATTCCTGAAGGTTACACAATTAACCACTTCTTGACCGACACCAATGCTTGGTTCTTGACCACAGACGTGCCTAACGGTATGAAGCACTTTGTCCGTACTCCGCTGCAAAACAGCATGGACGGTGATTTCGACACCGGCAACGTCCGTTACAAGTCTCGTGAGCGTTACAGCTTCGGCTGGTCTGACCCTCTGGGCATGTACGGCTCCGCTGGGGCCTAATAAAAAGGGAGCTTCGGCTCCCTTTTTTGTTGCATTTATTTTTGGATGGTGTATAAACACGTCATTCCGGGGTCATCCCGTGCATTAGACAGTCCCGGCTGACGACATACAGACTAATGCACTCCACTTGTATGTAAGGAAACATCATGGCACGCACCTCGTTCTCCGGCCCAGTCGCATCCGCAAACGGCTTTATTGGTCCAATCGTTGGCGATGTAACAGGCACTGTTACAGGCAACCTTGACGCAACCGCAGGCTATGTTCAATTGACCACTGCTACTACGGCACAGATCGCTTCTGCTACTTCGACTGTAAACACTGTTGGCAAAGCCGCAGGTACTATTGTGTTTAACACCACACTGGGCACTCTGAAGATCGCTACTGGCGCTACCGCTACTAGCACTTGGGTCAACGCTGACGGCACCACCGCTGTTACGCCATCCTAATTAGGAGCATCCACCATGATGCAAACAGATGTAAAAGCCAAATCGCTAGATGCGTCTGGTAGTGTCTTTGGCGACCGTACTCGCGTACGTGGGTTAATTATTGAACCCGGCGCAAGCGCAGGGAGTGTGACTATTAAAGACGGTGGAGCTTCTGGCACCACTATGTTTATAGTCAACACTATCGCTAACGGTGAGACGTTCAATGTTTTAATCCCTGCTGAAGGGGTGCTGTGCGCCACAAACGCGTATGCAACATTAAGCAACGCTAAAGTCACGGTGTTCTATGGCTAAGTCTCCAGCATGGCAACGCAAAGAAGGCAAGTCCGAGAAGGGCGGCTTGAACGCCAAAGGACGGGCCTCCTACAACAAGGCGAACCCCGGCAAGCCGGGCCTGAAGGCTCCACAGCCAGAAGGCGGCTCACGGCGCGACTCTTTTTGTGCTCGGATGAGTGGCATGAAGAAGAAGCTAACCAGCGAGAAAACGGCAAACGACCCAAACTCGCGTATTAACAAGAGCCTGCGGGCGTGGAACTGCTGATATGGACTTGCCAGTCTGGAACACCGTTCTGTCGTTTGCTTCGGCGCTGCTTTTGTTTTGGGTGAAAATCTCCCATGACGAAGTCAAGCGCCTGTCTATTTTGTTGAGCAAGACTCGAGAAGAGCACTCCGACAAGTTCGTGACCAAGCAGGACATGCACAACGACATCAACCGGGTTCTGACTCGTTTGGATCGGCTTGAGGGCAAGATCGACGACTTCATGAAGGAGCAGCGAAGTGCCCTCAGTTAGCAAGAAGCAACACAATTTCATGGCGGCGGTGGCTAACAATCCGTCGTTTGCCAAGAAAGTAGGCGTCCCACAATCCGTGGGCAAAGAGTTCAACAATGCCGATAAAGGCAAAACTTTTAAAAGAGGTGGCGATATGGCTTCAAGTATGGGTAAACCCGTGATGAAAAAGGGTATGAGCACCGCCAAAGATGGCATGAAGAAACCTACTCCTATGGCTGATACAGCTATGGGCATGAAAAAAGGCGGCATGCCTATGAAAATGAAAGACGGCAAAAAAGTGCCTATCTTCATGGCTAAAGGCGGCGGCATTGAGTCTAAGGGCAAAACCAAAGGCAAGATGATCACCATGAAGAGCGGTGGCAAGACCTGCTAAGGAGTTCTCATGAACGACGAGATGAAAAAATCACGCGGCATCAAAGATGGCGTTTATACGGAAGACTCTGGTCTTCCACCGCCGCAGGACATCGACGGCGGCTCGGCTCCCAAGCCACGACCAAAGCCCGGCAAGCCAAAGGCGTTCGCCAAAGGTGGTTCTGTTGGCTCAGCTTCTAAGCGCGCTGATGGCTGCTGCACCAAAGGCAAGACTCGCGGGAAGATGGTGTAACTATGTTGGCATCCCGTGGTATGGGCGACATGCGCGCCTCCAAAATGCCCAAGGGCGTGAAGAAAGCCCGACGGGATGACACTGACTTCACCCAGTACAAAGAGGGTGGTAAAGTAAACGCTGCTGGCAACTACACAAAGCCCGGTCTTCGCAAGAAGATTGTGTCGCAGGTAAAAGCCGCAGCAACGCAGGGCACTGGCGCAGGTCAGTGGTCGGCACGTAAAGCGCAGCTTGTTGCCAAGAAGTACAAGGCAGCTGGCGGGGGGTATCGAGATTGAAAGCGCCGCAGCAATCCCTTAAAGATTGGGGCGACCAGAAATGGAGAACCAAGAGTGGAAAACCGTCCAGCAAAACAGGCGAGCGCTACCTTCCAGAAGCTGCTATTAAAAGTCTCAGCCCTGCGGAATACGCTTCGACTACGCGTGCGAAACGCGCTGGAAAAAAAGCCGGAAAGCAATTTGTAGCGCAGCCTAAAGCAATCGCAAAGAAAACAGCAGGGTACAGATAATGGCCTCTACCTCAGGACTCTCTAACTTCAATCTAGACTTCAGCGAAATCGTTGAGGAAGCGTATGAGCGGGCGGGTCTTGAGGTTCGTACCGGCTATGAGTTTCGTACCGCACGTCGGTCCTTCAACATGCTGACGATTGAATGGGCTAACCGTGGCATCAATCTATGGACTATTGAGCAAGGCCAATTCGTAATGAATACGGGGCAAGGCGTCTATGCTTTGCCTAGTACCACGATTGATCTGTTGGATCAGGTTATCCGTACACAAGCAAGTACGCCCAATCAGATTGACATCAACATCAGCCGCATCTCTGAGTCAACGTACTCGACACTGCCGAACAAGCTGGCCCAAGGTCGTCCTATTCAGATGTGGATCAACCGCCAATCAAATGAAAGCTACCTGTCCGACGCGACTGTAGCTACAGCGGTGCTATCGACAGATACAACCATCACTCTTAGCTCTACCGCCAGTCTCCCCGCCACAGGATTTATCACAATTGGCTCGGAGACAATTTACTATGCGAACGTCAGCGGCAATCAATTGCTGAACTGCTATCGTGGCCAGTACAACGGCACTACCAATACAACCGCTGCTAACCATTTAGTGGGCGCAGCCGTAACGATCAATAACCTCACGTCTGTAAACGTGTGGCCTACCCCTAACGCCCCCGGAGATCAGTACGTGTTTGTCTACTGGCGCATGCGCCGCATGCAGGACGTAGGCAACGGCGTCAACGTGCAGGACATTCCATTCCGTCTAATCCCATGCATGGTGGCTGGCCTAGCGTACTACGTCGGCTCTAAGCGCCCTGACGTGCCTATGGAGCGTATCGCCATGCTCAAGGCCGCATACGAAGAACAATGGACACTAGCGTCGCAAGAAGACCGAGAGAAGGCTCCGGCTCGTTATGTGCCAAGGCATTCGTTCTACAGGTGATGTATGACGAGTAGATATTCCTCAGGCAAGTATTCAATCGCTCAGTGTGACCGCTGCGATGAGCGGTTCATGCTGAAAGACTTGAAGAAAGAAGTTATCAAGACGCGCCTGTTTAATTTGAAGGTCTGCCCCGAGTGCTGGGACCCTGACCACCCTCAATTGCAGTTGGGCATGTACCCAGTGGATGACCCACAAGCTGTACGAGAGCCCCGTCCTGATGTAAGCTATACACAGTCGGGAGCTAGCGGTCTACAGATTCTGTTGACTAACAGCACTGCCCCAGATGGTTTTGGGTTTCCAAACCAAGGCAGTCGTGATATCCAGTGGGGCTGGAACCCTGTAGGGGGGTCAAGAGGTTTTGATGATCTTTTGACACCAAATAATTTGGTGTTGAACGCGGAAATTGGTACAGTCACCATATTGACAACGTAAGGAGCTTAAAATGGACAAGAAAGATTTGGCGCAGGACAAGAAGACGGCAGCCGGGGCTGTGCATGCGCACGAGAGGGCTAAGCACAAAGGTCAGCCATTGACAAAATTGGCTAAGGGCGGCAAGACAAACTCTCAGATGAAAACTCTGGGGCGTGGTCTGGCCAAAGTAGCTAATCAAAAGAAATCATCCTTCACATACAAAAAAGGTGGTTGATATGGCTAAATTCAGTCAGAAACAAGGCGGCAAAGAAGTCGGCAGTGCTGAAGTCTATGCGCCACCACATACCATGTCTGGCGGCAAAGTTGAGTTGGGTAACGGCTATAGCGGCTCTAAACCAACTCGCGCAGACGCAGTAAACATGTCGGTAGGTAACATTAACCGAGACGGTTATAACCCCGACGTAAAGACAACTGGTATCAAAGTCCGTGGTATTGGTTGCGCCACTAAAGGCGTGATGGCTCGCGGTCCAATGGCCTGATACGAACATGAACTACACCGAGTTGACCGCTGCGATCTGCGATTACACGCAGAACTTTGAACAGGACTTTGTCTCAAACATCCCCGTGTTTGTGCAGCAGGCCGAGCAGCGCATCTTCAACACGGTGCAGTTCCCGTCTATCCGCAAGAACGTCACGGGAACCATGTCAGCCAACAACAAGTACCTGTCATGCCCCGGAGATTTTTTGGCAACGTACTCGATTGCAGTCATTGATGCCACAGGCGCTTACGAGTACTTGCTCAACAAAGATGTGAACTTCATCCGGCAGGCGTACCCAACACCCACGGCAACAGGTATCCCCAAGTACTACGCTCTGTTTGGGCCGACGACCGCTGGCACTGTGATCACGGATGAGCTGTCGTTCATACTGGGTCCAACCCCCAATGCGGCGTACAGCGTTGAGCTGCACTACTATTACTACCCCGAGTCAATCTCGGTGGCAGCAGATGGACGCACTTGGCTGGGCGACAACTTCGACTCTGTACTGTTGTACGGCTCGCTGGTTGAGGCAATCACCTTCATGAAGGGTGAGGCCGACATGGTTGCGTTGTACGACGGCAAGTACAAGGAGGCTCTTGCTCTGGCCAAGCGTCTGGGCGACGGCATGGAGCGTCAGGACGCTTACCGCTCTGGCCAATACCGACAGGCGGTGACTTGATATGTCGTTTGACCAAACTCTGACCACGCAAGCCAAGCTGGTTGCATTGCAGGCTCTGGCCACTGGCACGCTCAAGATGGCCTTGTACACGGCTAATGCAGACCTTGGTGCAGGCACGCTGGTGTACAGCACAGCCAACGAAGTTGTTGGTACAGGTTACGTTGCTGGTGGAAACACTTTGACCGGCGTAACGGTAGTGACCTCGGGCACAACAGCCTATTTGGATTTTGCGGACACAACGTGGAATCCAGCCAACTTTACAGCGCGTGGAGCGCTCATCTACAATACAAGCCTTGGCAATCTTGCTGTGGCGGTATTGGATTTTGGTGCTGATAAAACGGCAACCACTTCTTTCACTGTGCAGATGCCCGCAAACACGGC